AGTATTCATCAGGCACACTTATCAAAGTAGCAACAGATACTTGGTATGTGATAGGAGATTTAGCCTAATGCCTATTCTTGGAACAGTTGCTTCTTCATACTTACAATCTACAACATCATTTGAGAGTATTGCTTCAGTTACTTTAACAGCCAGTAGCGCAACTATTACTTTTTCATCTATACCTTCAACTTACAAACATTTACATCTGCGAATAAATGCCCGTTTCGCAGGTTCAGGAATATCAAACGCAGGTTCATTAACAATAAATGGAGATGGAACTGCAAGTAACTATGCTAGTCATTATCTTTCAGGCGCTCCACATGTGAGTACTACTTTTATTGAAGTAAATCAACAGGTAGGCACTTTGGCTTATTGGAACAATGCCCCACATGCTTCAAATGGTGGCAATCAAGCAAATTATTTTAGCGGCACTATTATAGAAATATATGATTATACAAATACAAATAAATTCAAAGTAGGTAAGGGATTAACAGGTTTTTCTTCTAACGCAGGGAGCGAAACTTCTATTCGTAGTTGGAGTGGGTTGTATCGTTCCACTAGCGCAATTACAAGTTTATCATTTTCGGGGCCTGAAAATTATGCCGCCAATAGCGTTTTTAGTCTATACGGAATAAAGGGTTAATATGCCAGCCACTTACGAACCAATAGCAACCACAACATTAACTGCTACTGCGGCCACAGTAACTTTTAGTTCTATACCCGGTACATATACCGACTTAGTAGCAGTTGTAGCGGCAAGCGCAACCGGCGGTGGGCAAACATATTATGTTCGCATAAATGGAGATACAGGTACTAATTACAATCCTGCGTTCATTTATACAGCAGGAACAACTTTTAATACAGGCACAAATTCTATGTCAGCCGGCGCTGGTGAAGGATTAGGTGTAGGTGTTGGGTGGGCAGGATACGCTACATCACAAGCCACGGCAGTATTAAATTTTTTTTCCTATACAAACACTTCAATGATTAAAAGTTATATCTCAACAGGTGGACAAGGCGGCGTAACAACAAATGTTCCAACAGTAGAACATCAAATTGGGTTTTGGAATTCAACTGCCGCTATCACTTCAATAACCTTTAGAATCAACAATGCCACAATGTATTATGAAGGCGGTAGCACATTCTCTCTTTACGGAATCTTGAAAGCGTAGGAAATCATGGCTAATACTTTTGTTCTTATATCAGGCACAACGCTCACAAGTGCGGCGGCAACTATTGCTTTTACAAGTATTCCTGCCACATATACAGATTTAGTTATCAAAGTTTCCTCACGCTCTAGCGGTAGCGGTAAGGCTCGCGCTATTCGTATGGAATTTAATCAAGATACAACTTACAGTAATTATTCAATGTTATGGATGGGCGTTGGAAGTAATAACCTAAAAGACCAAGGTAAATTTACAAGTGCAACAAATTTACCATTTTATTTGTATGGCATTTCAAGTAGTGCCGCATCAGCAGACGCGTTTGGAATTACAGAAATTTATATTAGAAGTTATGCAAACGGAAATAACAAAATGATGCAAGCCTTCAGTAGAGCAGAAAGTTATGAAACGGCTCCTGATGGAGCGACTGCTTTTGCAGGTTATATGTCAGGTCAATGGGCGCAAACTGCCGCCATAACACATGTAATGATTAAACCTGATGATGGTAACTTTGTGGCGCAAACAACTGCGTCACTTTACGGTATAAAGAACTCCTGAAAGGAATAATAATGTCACGACCAACTAAAGTCATTGTTGATTGCTCCACAGGAGTATCAACAGAAATAGAACTGACTGACGAAGAAATAGCGCAATACGAAATTGAAGCACAATTACAAGAAGCAGAATTAGCAAGATTAGATGCCGAACGACAGGCTAAAATTGAAGCGAAAGCATCTGCGCTTGCTAAACTCACCGCACTTGGACTTACAGAAGATGAGGCGAAAGCCATAGTCGGATAGGACTTGTATGAAGCAGGAAGGCGAAATTCTTTTCTTTGGTTGGTGCGATAATGGATTTACGGATTCATTATTCACCAGCCATATAAATTCAATAATGTTAAATGCTCCTGCGCTTGGCGGTATTGCTGGCATAGGCATAGTTCAAACTATCGGTAATCAAATAGCGCGCCAACGCGGAGATTTATTACGCGATTTTGAAGCAACAAATGGCGATTGGTTATTGTGGGTAGATAGCGACATAGTTCTAAACCATGAAGCCTTCAAGTTAGTTTGGGAAAATCGTGACGTAGAAAAGCGCCCTGTTGTATGCGGCGTTTATTTTATTACTATGGAAATGAATCAAGCGTTACCAATGCCAATGCCATGTATTTTTACTAATCATGAAAATGGCGAACATGTGCCTGTTCACCCATTACCCGACAATCAACTTATACCAATAGATGTGGCAGGGCTTGGATTCTGCCTGATGCACAAATCCATAGCACATAAATTACGCGAAGCCTACGGTGATACAACTTTTGCCATAACTATTGACACTAACCATGTGTCAGAAGATGTGTCATTCTTCCGCAAATTAAAGGCTCTAGGCATACCTGTTTATGCTCATACCGGAGCATTAGTTCAACACATTAAACGATTTGTTTTAGACCATAACTACTATAATTTATGGTGGAACGCTGTTGCACCAGTGAGGGCTGAGAGAGAAAAAGGTGGATGACTACAACCTATCGGTATCTCTTTGCCAATCTTCTTACCAATGAAATTATTGCTGAACTACCGCTTACCGGCGTAACTTTCACTCAGCAACTAAATCAAGCGGGAACGCTTCAGGGCCACCTTCTGCTGTCCGGCATGGCAACAGAACAATTCAATGTTAATGCATCAACCATCCCGGCTAAGACTGCCATTTATGTAGATAGAAACGGCGTACTTGTTTGGGGCGGGGTCATTTGGGGCAGAAGTTACAATTCATCAGAACAGCGCCTAAGCCTGACTGCCAGAGAGTTTGAATCATATTTTGAACGCCGCCGCATAACTCAAACCGTAGATTTTGCAAACACGGACCAATTAGTTATTGCAAGAACTCTTATTGATGATGCTCAAAATGTTCCTTATGGTGATATAGGCGTTATCACCGGCAGTGAAACATCGGGCATATTGATTGACCGCACCTATTATTACTATGAACTTAAAGGTGTATATCCTGCGTTACAAGACTTATCACGCGCAGAAGATGGGTTTGATTTCAACATCAAAGTTGAATATGACCCAATCACAGAAGAACCTATTAAGACTTTAGTTCTAGGCTATCCCCGCACTGGAGTTGTTTATGACATTAATGACCCAGAGGCTTTTGTGTTTATATTTCCGGCAGGCAACATAGTTCAATACGAATATCCTGAAGATGGCGCAATAGCCGCCAATACTGTTTATGCTCTAGGAGCAGGTTCTAATGAGGGCAAGTTAATTGAAACTGCTGAAGATACAAATAGATTTGCAGAGGGTTGGGCCTTGTTAGAAGAACAAGCCAACTATTCAGACATTACAGATACAACTCTTTTAGAACAGTTAGCCATTGGGCAGGTCAATGCTATTTCTTACCCGCCAACTGTTATCAAGATTGTTGTGCCTGCTTATGTCACTCCTGAATTTGGCACTTATGAAATAGGCGATGATGCGCGTTTAATTATCACCGATGAACGCTTCCCTGAAACACTAGATGCTGTCTATCGCATTGTGGCGCTTAATGTGGAACCGGGCGAAGATGGACCAGAGCGCGTTACTATTACGCTAACAGAAACTACGAACTGAGGCGCAATGGCATACATCAATCAACCACCCGACTTGCGGGTTCTGTTCTCTGACCTAGACCAGAGATTGCGCAAACTAGAACTAGCCCAACGCCTTACCGCGCCTAATGTTGATTTTGCTACCAGCACGCCAACCAATCCGCGCATAGGCGATATTTTTTACGACACCAATGATGATTTATTAAAGTATTGGAACGGTACGCAATGGGTACAAATTGCTGACAATAATTTATCGCCGCTAATAACAACTGCGCTACCAACATTAAAAACAACAAACAATAACATTACATATACAGGCAACCCTGTAACGGTTCAAGGAGAGCGCGTAGGTAAGATGCTAACTGCTTATGCAGAAATCCTAGGCACAACTGTTACAAGTTGGGGAACCGGACAAATTTATTTCACTTTACCTGTTGGCTTTCCAACTTTTGAACATGATGTTGTGGCTCCCGGCTACATCTCAGATGGTGGAAATACTTACACAATCTTTGGCTTATTGGCGCAAGGTTCTTCAGATATGTATTTGTGGCATCCAACCTCTAACGGCGGTTCGGATACCGTAACTCATAACAAACCCGCAAACTTAGATTCAACTTCTAAGTTAATCTTAAACGGCGTAGCCATAATTCAATAACTGTTATTATTTGGCGCTATGAGTATTGAGCAGTGGATTGGTATTGGGGTTGGAATCTCAACCTTGATTGGCGCATTTGCTATGGGCGTGCGTCATCTTGTTAAGTATTACTTAGCGGAACTAAAGCCAAATGGCGGCTCAAGCATCAAAGACAAAGTGAAAGATATAGATGAGAAGGTGGCAAAATTAGAACAGAGAATAGACGAAATCTACCGACTCTTAGTAGAGAAGGTTTAATCAATTTAGTTATTTGGCACGCTGAACAAGAATTAGATAACGAAGAAGGCCCAAATAACGATACTAAATACGGTAAATGGTATGGCCTCAATCATCAACCTTGGTGCGCCATGTTTGTATCTTGGGTGTTCTATAAAGCAAGCGCCATCAATTTAGTCAAAGCATCTGGCGCAAAAGGTTTTGCATCATGCGATGCAGGCTTGAAATGGTTTGCAAAGCGTAATCAATTAGTACCGATTGGACAGGCACAACCCGGAGATATAGCCTTTTTTCAATTTGATGACGATGCCCAACCAGACCATGTGGGTATTGTTATCAAGAACAACAGCCGATTGAAGCGCCTTGTTTGCATTGAAGGGAACACAAGCCCTGATAACAAAGGCTCGCAATCAAACGGAGGTGGCGTGTACCGCAAGAAGCGCCCATACTCTGTGGTTATGGCTGTGGCGCGCCCAATAAAGGAGAAAGAATGAAGAAAGAAGATATAGACAAAATCAAGTCTTTTGTAAGACATTTTGCTATTACTGCCCTAGCGGTTTATACCGTCAATCCTGATGCTGATTGGAAGGCTGTCGTTGCTGGCGCTGTTGCTGGCATTGTTGGCCCTGCAATCAGAGCGATTGATAAGAATGACCCGGCCTTTGGTCGTGTTGCAGATTGGGCAGAAACAGAAATTAAAAAGATTGCAAAGAAAGCACCAAAGAAAAAGAAAGCATAGATTTCCCGCCTCCATGGGAAAGCACTCCTGAGCAAGAGTCTAAACTGCTCATTTACACTTTGTGTTAGGCTATGAGCGGAGGTGGGTATGAGTTTAGAAAAGAAATTAGAAGAACTAATGGCTAGTCAAAAACCTTACAGTAAATTCTGCGCCTATCAGATGGTGCTAAATACAATGCCAGATAAAGATTTGAAAGCGCTTGATGATGCTTGGGAACGCGGGCTTTCTGCCAATATCATTGTGAAAGCATTACGCGCTGAAGGATATAAAACAACGCCAGAAGCAATCAGACACCATCGCAAAGGTCTTTGTAAATGTCCAAAGAATTAGATGCGATATTAAAAGAGCGGCAAGATATACACGGAGATGCGGAAGATAACTTTGAACGCATCGGCAAAATGTGGGCTGTTATTCTTGATATCAAAGAGCCTATCCCGGCTTGGAAGGTAGCCTTAATGATGGATTCATTTAAGACAGTGCGATGCCTAGCCAATCCCAATCACAAAGATAATTGGCTAGATAAACAGGGGTACACAGAACACGGCATGAAGGCTTGGTTCAATGAGTCTTGAGAAACGATTTGGCGAATTACCCGAAGGCATAGAATCCGACAATATAGAAGAATTACGCAATGCTTTAATACGCACGCAAAAACAATTACTTAAAGCCAAAGCAAAAACAGATGATTTAGTAGCCGCTACTCACGCCGCCGCTTATGACGCAATGTTATCTATGGGGCCAATCAAACCCATACCAATGCCACAGGTGTCAAAAGGTGGCAAAGGGAAACCAGAAGTTGCGCTTTGGCACATGACAGATTGGCAAGGAGCAAAGCGCACAGCATCTTATGATTCAAAGATTATGCGCAAGCGTGTATTGGAGTTTGCGCAAAAGGCTGTACGCATTACTCACATACAGCGCGCAGACCATCCGGTTAAAGAGTGCTACATACTTTTTGGCGGCGATATGGTGGAAGGATTGTTTAACTTCCCCGGTCAGGTATTTGAGATTGATTCAACTTTGTTTGAGCAGTATGTAAATGTTTCTAGGCTATGCGTAGATGTAGTGCGTTTTGCGCTGGAGCATTATGAAAAAGTTACGGTGATTCCTGAATGGGGTAATCATGGGCGCATCGGTTCAAAGCGTGACAATGTGCCACGGTCAGATAATTTTGACCGCATGTGCTATGAACTTGCGCGACAATTACTAAAAGATGAAAAACGCTTGGATTGGCGCGAATGTCCAGAGGATGTGCAAAAAGTTGAAATTGGGAACTATCGCGCACTCCTTATTCATGGGGATGAAGTTGGTCGCAATGGCTTTGCTTCTCCATCAACAATCGTTCAACACATCAACCGTTGGCGTTCTGGTTCTTACCCATGGGAATTCAGAGATGTTTATATTGGTCATTACCACACCCACAATGAATGGGCGCTTGCAAATGGGTTGGGTAGTGTGTACCAAACTGGTTCTACCGAATCAGACAATAGATATGCAGGTGTCATGCTCGCCGCAACTGCCATACCTTCTCAAAGACTTCACTTCATAGACCCAGTAAAGGGGCGGGTGACTGCGGGATACAAAGTATGGCTGGATTAATTTGCCGCCATGTTTATGAATATGTAGGGGTAGATATTTGCCCGGATTGCGGGCAAGATACGCATGAGATTGATTGGGCTTATGCAAATAAATTACATAAAGATTGGATAGCAGAAGGTAAAGCGGATTGGTCTATCTGTCCTGTGGAGGGTGGAACTTTGCGCGGTTGGTGGAGCATCTAAAACCGATAGCCTCAACAACATCTATTGAATCATCAATAGTTGATTTGGGTTCGGTTGTGCAATCGCCATCCTGATAAGCCATTACTCGCCTTCTTCATCCTCTAAATCAAATTCTTCAGAGCGAATATCCATGCCATTTGCTTTGCAATAGTCCATGGTCGCAATGAAACTGGTAAGCGCCCGGTTGCACATGTCTTGCATCATATCCGGGTATTGAAAATCAGATTCCACCTCAACGATAAGGTTGAACAGACTGATGTGAACTCTTGCTTGGGCCATGGGCCACCTCCTGCCGCCCTAGTATCCCATTGATTATTTGCGACACGCGGGGGGCTTCTTCCAATATGTCAGGGGCCGGGTATAAGGTCTGCCTACCCATGGGGTCTATGACCCCCCAACAGAAGGAAGGCGTTATGAAAGAAATGCTTGCGAAGTTCAGCAACATTGAAGGCACAGTAACCATTACGGTTTTTGATGATATCTCTTATGAGTTACACCGTAATGATTACAAAGACAATTACACAATGCGTTTTGATATGACCAAGTGGTATCTCTCTGGTAACAGCGTGGTCAATCATGTAAAGAATGACATCAAAGATGGCGTATGGGGCGACCTATACGAAGTAGTTATGGAGGCAAAATAATGGCGTTTGATTTATCAAATTACGAAACAGTTGCAGAAAGATTACAGCGCGCATTGCAGGACCATCCTGACTTGCGATTGATTACAGAAATCGTGGACATTGCACGCGACCCACAAACACAACGACCATTGCAATACATCGTGAAGGCATCGTTGTATTACGGTGATGTTTTGAAGGCTGTTGATTACGCTGAAGAAATTGTTGGTAGTAGTCATATCAACAAAACCAGCGCACTTGAAAACGCTTCTACAAGCGCCGCAGGAAGGGCATTGAGTCTTGCCGGGTATATGGGAACAGACCCCAACACAAAAAAGCCCATACGCCCTACAAGGCAAGATATGGAAAAGGCAGAACGCGTCAAAGAAGCACCAGCGCCAAAAGCGCCAGAGCCTAAAGTGACAGAACAACAATTCCTTGAAGCAACAATGGCTATCTCGCTTGCAGATACAGCCACAACTCTTGAACAACTCAAGAGCATCTACAACCAATACGCATCACTAAAAGAAATTAAAGTGAATGGCACAACTTTGCTTGATGTTGTGAACAAGAGAAAGAGAGAGTTTGTATGAGCGACAAACAAAAGAAATTTGTACCCTCAGCCGGTTACATAGTTAGCGTGCATCAAGTGGCGCTAGGTATTCGCGCTGTTGCAGAGAAGTTAGATATCTTTCCTGAAGCCTTAGCCGATGCATTAGAAGCGGCAGGATTCCAAGTAGTTGCAGACCCATTTGACCTATCGGCAGATGCGGGCAAACTAATTAAATTACAAGCCAAACAACAGGCACAAGGAATTCATTTGGTAAAGGAGCAAGAGGATGACGCAGGTAGTAACACCAGCACAGATTGAGGCTCGCCTTTATGCGCTGTCTAAAGAGATAGATGCGGCCCATGAGGAACTGGTGCGTTGTGAAACTGAGTATCACCGCAAGAAAGCGGAATATGAAGTTTGCATGGCACGCAGTCGCATGAGTTATGCGGCTAAGTCATCTCCAACTGGCAAGAATTACACAATCCAAGAACGCGATGACCTTGCGCTTCTGGACAATGAGAACCTGCATTTTGATGTGAACTTGATTGAAGCACAGGTGAAGGCGGCGCGTAATAACTCTGCCCGAATCCGTGTGCAGGTTGATTTGACCAGAAGCATGAGTGCTTCCGTTAGAACCAGCATGGACCTATGACTACAGCACTTTGGATTCTAGGTTCATTTGTAATTGGTTTTTATATTGGTCGGCGTATTGGAATTTTGCAGACCATGATTCGCGTGCAAAAAATCTTTGATGACTTGCAACGCATACAACATTTCTTCAGCGATAAAAAAATTTGGAATGAGGACCAACTGTGATTGACCTGCACCAAACAATTATCAAAAGCCTGCAAGGTTACGATGCAAGTCGTAGCCGCTCACAGCAGGTAGAAGTAGGGCCATCATCATTAGGTGGATGCGCTCGCCGGGTCTGGCATGACCTAAAACAAACGCCCAAGATAAACCCAACGGAAACATTGAGTGCAATCTTGGGAACATTTATTCATTCAGGAATGGAAAAGGCGATGAGTCGCTTGGACCCATTCGGCGATAACTTCCTGATTGAAGTTGAATTACAGCACGAAGAAATCAAGGGTCATTGTGATTTATTTATTAAGGACATCGGCCTTGTTGTTGATTTCAAAAGCAAGACCAAAAGCAGTATGCGCTATCTAGGTAAAGAACAAGAGCAGTGGCAGATACAAACTTATGGCTGGTTGTTAGAACAAGCAGGCTATGAGGTCAAAGGCGTTGCACTTGTTGGCATACCGCGTGATGGCAAGATGGCTGATATCAAAGTGTGGCAAGACATTTACAGGTCAGAGGTTGCACAATTAGCGCTTGATTGGTTGCGTAATCTCAAACAATGGGCGGCGACAGATGCACCGCCGCCATCCCCCGAACTCTTTGAATCATTTTGTAAGGACTATTGCCCCTACTATGACCCAACAGGAGTTCAGGGATGCCCAAGTATGACGAAGTAAATTGGGAAGAAGCCGCTTGCAGAGGTTCGGTTTATACCGACATATTTTACGATGTTGAAGAAGAACGAAGCATTGTGGCCTATGAATACATCAACGCGCTTCGGACAATTTGTTTGGCCTGTCCGATATGGAAGGAATGTTTGACCTACGCCGCAGAGAATGAAATCTATGGCGTGTGGGGCGGCATGACTTCTATTGAACGATTTTCATTTAAGAATCCTGATAAGTACCCGAATCAACAAAGGCGAGCGCTGTTTGCATTTGAAGAAGCGGGTATTGGATATACGCAGATTATGGAGTGCATCAATGGAACCAATTAGAGAAGTTTCCGGCGATGTGGGGCGTGAACAAAGATTGGCAAATTTTTTGCAACAAAAACTGCCATGGCAACTGTTTCCCACGCCAAAGTTCTATTTTACTGATTATCACATTAACCGTTTGTACGACCAAGGGCGTATGAATTACATTGGTGATTTAGAAATCAAATGGTTGAACTCGCCTAGTACCTATCCGGCGATTTTTCCATTCAATAAATTACAACAACTATTGATAGCGCCACCGTACACAGACAGCCCGGAAAGTTACCACCGGATTTGTTTTAGATTCACGGATGGTCTTATGATGATTCCTGCTAAGGAATTGGCACGATTACAACCCACATTGCATACCCGCAGAGATACGAATGAAACCGATTTAGTAATTTGGGTAAGGGTTGATGAATTCATCCCATGGTTCAAACCTTTTGTAGTTAATTAGGAGGCAATGTGAGTATTAGATTGATGTCCGATGTTTGGCGAACCGAACTGCCTACAGTTGAGAAAATGGTGTTGCTTGTAATTGCAGACCACGCAAATGATGAAGGTACGCAGGCTTATCCGTCACAAGCAACAATGGCATCAAAGGCATCAATCTCAATCAGGACTGTTCAAAGGGCTGTGAATACATTGTGCGCACAGGGCTATATCAGGATGTTCAAACATGCTGGTGGTTCTGCTGATTGCAGAGAGGACCGTAGGCCGCATTTGTATCAAATCAATGTTGCAAAATTACGGGGCGACAGTGTGACGCGGCGTACCGATGACGCAAACGGGGCGACAATGACGACATCTACGGGGCGACAATCACGCCCTATGAACCATCCTTTAGAACCATCCATAGAACCATCACATCAAACTGCGTTTGATGAATTCTGGTTGAGGTATCCAAGGAAGGTTGGAAAGCAAGCCGCAATAAAAGCATTTGCAAAAGCAATCAAGACCGTAGAACCAAATGTAATTATTGAAGGCGCAGAGCGTTATGCCAATGACCCTAATCGTGTAGATGCTTTTACTGCTCACCCAACCACATGGCTCAATGCGGGGCGTTGGAATGATGACCCGCTACCAGAGCGAATACTCACCGGCGATGAAAAGCGCGCAAAAGAATTACAGATATCAGAGGAACGCCGCCGCCGCGAGATAGAGGAAACATTACGGTGGCAAGAAGAATTGGCAGAGAGTAAGAAAAAGGCTGTGCCAATGCCGGAGGAAATCAAGAAACTATTACGCTCCTTTTGATTACATAACTGTTACACTTTTCCGTAATAGTTATTGTAATAGGAGGAACAATGACGCTAAAGAAACTTACGCCAGACAAAGTTATGTGCGGTGATGAAATCATCATCAACAACAATGTCGGCAAAGTGAAATACATTGATGGTCCAGACACTCATGGAACCTATGACATTCACATGATTGATAAATCTGGAAAAGAACACATTGAAATTGTTGCAGGAGTAGTTACAATTTCTTTGTGATAAATTTTTTTGTAGATGGCTTGCCTGTGCCGCAAGGTTCAATGAAAGTCATTCACGGAAGAATTATTCATAACAAAGGCTCAGAGTTAGCCGCATGGCGTTCAGCCATCGCATTAACAGCGCGCAACAAAGGCGCAAGACCTCATACCGATGCAGTTGCGATTGAGATGACCTTCTACATGCCCAAGCCCAGAACTGTGAAGCGGGCAGAACCATCGGTAGCCCCGGACCTTGATAAATTGATTAGGGCGGTCCTAGACGGCCTAACAGCCATTGCATATAGGGATGATGGGCAAGTGACCTCAATCGTGGCTCAGAAGGCCTATGGAGAGCGTATAGGGGTAGATATTCGGGTAGGCTCACGCGCAGTAGAACAAATGTTCTAATAAAAATTTTGTCATAAATGTTGCAACTTTTTCAAAATTTGTAATACACTTCTGTCATCGGGTCAGAAAGACCCCCAGACATGGAGGCAGTATGAAGAAGGCAACAGGCAACAAAAAAGGCCAAGAAGCGTTCAAAATTTTACAAGAATGGCGCAAATATGAAGTTCCTGAATTAATAACTTCTTATGAGGCTTACCATTTAACTGGCGGAATTATTGGAAAACCCGCATCAACATCACCAATGCGTTTGATTGAGGTAGCAGTCAGATATGCAAAGAAAGGCGGCTCAGTCAAAGACTGGTCAAAATTGCAATAAATTTTTACAAAAATACTTGCAATTCTTCCCCATTTCCCCAATAATTACACCAACGGGCCAGAAGGCCCCAAACATGGAGGCAACAAATGACAGCAGTAGTAACAGCAACAACCGAAACAAAAAAAGAATATCGCCGCTTTCATCACTGGCAAGAAGTAAAAAATCTTGCGGATGCAGTAGGCGTTCCGTATTACAAGAAGTCAGACCGTTTTCGTGACCGTGGTATTGGTTTTGAAAAACCCGGTACATGGAACAAATATGACGGTGGCGTGTTCACCAAAATCATGATTCGTGGCAACTCAGGAATTGGTTGGAACGAAAGTGAATGGGTAAGAAGCCGCATCAACACCATGGCTTTAGAAAACTTGAAATTAAAGTTGGAACTATGGGCGCTGAAGAATGGTGTCACATACGAACTACATATTGATAACAAAGATTACTGGAATTCATACCTACGCATTGAGGAGGCAAACTAATGAGATTTGTTTGTGTTTTCTGCACTGCGACAAAAACTCAATCAGTGTTCCCAAACACACCTATGAGTGCGCAACAACGCATTATGCAAGGCATTATGGTCTGCAACGACCATGTAACAACCGCAAAAAACAAATTACAAGAGCAAGGCATCTACCAAGTGGAGGCAAACTAATCATGGCAACAATGTTCAAGATAAAGAAAGATGGCGAAATTATCGCTCAGGCTTGTAACCCAAACATGGCGGCTTACATCGCCTTGAGTTACAACGCGGAAGTAAGTTGGGATAACAAAACAACCGTTTGGAATCCCAAAAAGGAACGGCGCGGATGGTTACACATGACTGCCAAAGCAGTTGATGAATTGGCTGTAATTATTGTAGAGCGCGTCAATGAATATGAGCGTAATTTGCATGAGCGTAGATTGCGCAAGTATGAAAAGGACCGCGAAGAAAATCCTGCAATGCGCGAGTTCTACAACAACATGATTGCAAGCCACGGCACAGCATTTCAACTATAGGAGGCGATATGACCAAGGAACAATATCTACACGCGATTGACCAACAGGTTCAACTGCGGCGCGAAGCCATCATAGCAATGGCTGAAATAACAAAAACAAATTACACAGAAATGGCATTGTTAGAGCAAGCGCAAATTGCCGCAAATGCATTTCACAAAACGCGAACACTTAGGGCGCAAATGAAAAGTGCATTTCCAAATCCATGCACATGTACCTGCGACCAACACAGACAGGAGGCATAACAATGCATAAAGGCACTTATGTAAGTTACCGCGAAAGCAAGGATGGCAAGTTTTATATGTATGGGTATTACCCAACAGGCCATTCAGTGCAAAGATATGACATAGGCCGAATCACGCAATCTGGTTCGGAAGTAATTGAAACCATCAGGGGCTACAGCAAGGCTCTGCAATTCTTCAAACAATTACAAACATCGGAGGCAAACCAATGATGACATGGCAGAAAACAGCAGGCGGAGAAGTGTTTGCAGTTTGTAATGCTTGTGGTCGTGCTTACAACATGGCTAGTGAATGGGATGTAGCAAATTTAGATTGGCATGAGTGCCAGAAGGAGGCAAACTAATGACTACACCAGCAAAAGATTGTGGACTATGCAGAGGCAAGGGCCACATCATTTACACAGATGACGATTCGTACAGCATTGAACCATGCGATTGCACCATTCCAGTGGAGGTGAAATTGTGACCAGCAAAATGCCCCCAAGCGGCAAAACCAAATTCAAGATAGAACTTGAGGTTGAGTATGACCGTTTTGTAATCCCAGAAGGCAAAACCAAATCCATGGTCAATGGGATGCAACGCGAACAGGCTCAGTGGGCCATAGAAGATGCACTCAAGATTGCAGGCTTTAATCCAGTCACCCGCAACATCTACAAGGTGCGGGCATGAGTGGCTTTGACAATCTTGAAGAAGATAGGCCGCGTTGTATCTGGTGTGGCTCCTTTGGTGGCTACGCAAACAGGCTTATGATTCACATGGCAGAAAACAGATTGGACACATTGATTGCAGAGTGCGATTGGTGTTGGTCCAATGATTACTACCGAAAGAAGGCGGCAAATGGCAAAGGCAACTAGAACTTGGAGGCTGACACGCAGGGGGCGTTTTGTTGTAGCGCTCGCAATCCTGTTGTTGGTTTCTTGGTTATTCAACATTACAACTCCTGATGAGTGCAAAGTGCCAGTTGGCGAAATGTCACAGTTCTGTATTGATTTCTTGTATCCGTGAAACGAAAGGAAGGCAAATGAAAAAAGTTATTTTTGCGGCGGCGTTGTTATTGATAACGCCAACAGCAATAGCAAATGAAATACCGGGAACACGCGTTGCTGGTCAAGGCGCAGTTTGCGGCGAAGGTGAAGGTAAAGCGGTTGAAGTAAATGCAACTACAAAACAAGAATCATCCTATTGCTTCAAGCGTGAAGTAATTATTATTCCAACACCGACACCCACGCCAACCCCTACACCAACCCCTACACCAACTACAACGGCGACTGTAGAACCAAGCCCAACACCAACAGAAACAACTCAAACAAATGAATCCACATCAACAGCGCCAACAGAATCAGATAACACTCAAAATCAAGTTGAAAGTTCTGATTCCAGTACCGCAACGGTGAGTCCTACCCCGACACCAACGCCAACTCCAACTCCTACGCCAACCCCAACCTTGCCAGCACTGCCAGAAACTCCAGAACGGAGCAATGTTGTAGAGGTCAATGCCACTACAAATGTTACGGTTGTGCGCGAAGAAACTATTGAAGAATGGTTGGGCCGCATTTTGGCAGGCTGGAATGATTGGTACAAAGCATTAGAACTCTGGTTTGCATCTTGGTGGCAATAAATGGAA